ATACGCATATTGATATTGTCAATTGTAGAAGGGGATAACTTTACTTCCGATGACTTTGACGGGTTTGCACATCTGCATAACACTGTTCAACTGCTAGGACTTCCTAAACGTTCTGTTCTTATTGTCTCTGGTAATTTAAATGCTAGTCAACAGTACACAGAATGGTGTAAGCAACATTTTAAAGAAGAGTACATTGAATTTCAAGAAGGCATCGAATGGGATGGAAAAGCATCACTCCCACCAAATTCCATTGTTAATATAAACGATAATAGCGTATCTTTCAATAGTTTAAATCGAGCCCATAGAAATCACAGAACAGAACACTTATATTTCCTTGCTGAAAACAGATTACAAGGGCTGGTCAGTGGCGGCGCTTGGTTTGCCACAGACACTATTAATCCTCCGATATACCAAACAGTAGACTACAATCATTATAAAACTGTATTAACCGGCAACTATCCCAAGACAGTAGATGTACCAGATCTAATCAATCAAGTTCCGAACTTAGTTAACAATCTAGAAATATATGAAAACAGTCAATTAACAGTAGTGACTGAAAGTCATTTTGATCAATCGGGCGGATTGTTCATTACTGAAAAAACATTTAGGCCTTTGTTAGTTGGACATCCTTTTATGGTACTAGGACAAAAAGGTACTCTAGAAAAATTACGGAATTGGGGATTTAACATAGACTTTTTAGATACTAGTTATGATCTAATAGATGACAACAAACTTCGATTTATTAAATTTCACGAAGTGTTAATTGATTGGCATAATATGCCAATGAAAGAAAAAAGATTGATGTTACAAAAATGGGAAAGCACAATCATTCATAACTTCAATCTTTATAAATCTATAAATTTTAAAAAGTTAATGTTTGATTGTGCCATAGCATCAAGCGAACAATATTTTAAAGAATGTTCTTAGTCTGTTTAGTGATATCTTTCTTTAGTCTTTGAATATCAATTGCAAAATCAACCTTAGTGATTTCTTCTCGATATTCTTGAAATGTATCAAGTAACTTTTCTGCAACGATATCGTTAGTCTCGTTGATGAGCTGTTCTTGTATATCAATCTCCCATATCCTGCCGTTGTTAAATTCTAACCTAACGCTCTTTAAATACGCCACCGGCATGGTGTTCATATACATATCTTCAAAAACTTCTGGCCACTCTTTAACCAAATGAACCGGGGGCTTAAACAACGGTTTAGGCACTTTCGGTTTCTTTAGACTTTGTTGTTTTCTTTGCCGGTGGATCCAACTCGTCTGCTTGTTTTCGTAGTCTTGCTGCTTCTTTGTACATTGCATCAGCTTGACTACGATAGCTCTTGGCAAGATCTGTATCTGTAAGAACAGCATCAGTTGATGATTGAGCTCTTGTTGGAGTATCGGCTTCAACTGGTTTGTTGGAAGGATCTTTTGCGGGAGCGCCTTTAACAAATGTATATAACTCATCGATAGCACAATTCTTTTGTTCTGCAATCAATGCATTAAGCTCGCTTAATACAATTTCTGAATTAGGAGTAGGAGTCATTATCACATCATTGGTGCTAACCTTAGTTAAACGATTATCCGCCTGTAATGCTTGAAGCATTGGTCTTCCGTCTGGAAACGGTCTAGCAAATAAAATTTCTCCAAATTCCCAAGAATCCTGACCAGTATCGCTATCTACTAGATCAATGATAGCATTATGATATTGATCTTGAAGTGGTGCAGTTTGTACCACTAACGCCATATTTGATTCTCCTGGAAGTGTTCTAAAAACTACAAGAACTTTTGATCCTGTGTTTCTAATTTTTCCAACGTGCTTGAGATTTTTCATATTATTCCTTTTTGGCAGCTACAGATTCGAGGAAGGTGTTTAGCTTGTTATAGGCCTTACCTACCGCTTCGAGTTCTGCTGCTTTAAACGCTCCTCTGCTGCTAGCTACTTCTAAAATACTGCGCAAAGATGCTAGGTCGCTGAGATTTAAATCTGGTGACTGTGCGGCTGCTGGCTGTTGAGCTTGTTCTTGCTCTACTGCGGCGTTTGTAACTTCTTGTTCCATTAGTTTCTCCTTAAATATGGACAGGCTAACATAAAATATGTCAGTTCTTTTTGATCTTCAAATCCTGCAAAGATCGAAGATTTTAATTTACCATCACTTCCTATATTGGGAAGTTTAACAATGGCATATCGACCTTTTAATTTTTTTCGAATCCATCCGTCAATATCATCTTCTACAAAGGAAACATCTGCAAGTTTAATTTTTCCAAAATGCGGAGGCATCACTTGAAGAGATCTCTTTTTTAAAACATCTAATGGATTGTATTCGATCATAACGAAAATATTTATAGATAAGAAATTTATTGGTCAGGATTCTTGGCTTAATCTTTTTGACATTGCTTTAGCGTAGCCCATTTTTCGAATATCGCCGTGAAACAAATACAGTTCGAATGCAGATTTTTCTTTTAAGACAATAATTTGTTTTTTTGTTAAATGATATGGAGATTCTATAAACTGATCTAGCCAAACAAGTATCTGTGGAGTTATTGAAATTTCTTTTGGAATTTCAATTTTATAAGTTTTAATTTGTGAATGTGTTTCGATAAATTCTAGAGCCTGGTCAGTTAGTCTTAGACCACCCGAGTCTTTACCCCGAACATTCTGCCACCATATGTTTCGAAATTTTTTAACGGTATTCTCGTTGGGTGTTTGACCAGCGGCTTTTAGGAATACCGAAGTATAGGTATCCTTTAAATCCATTTACTCTACTCTTTCACCTTGGTTTAATTTATAAACTGCAAAGTCCGTAGTTTTAAATAATTTATTTAATTTCTTTGCTAGGTTTCGAGCGTGTCCGGGATTGCTAAAACTAACTTTTTTATACTTAGGTCCCGGATAACTAGACACCATACTTCCGCTTTTTAGGTTAAAAGGTTGATTTTTGTAAAACACCGCCCAGATGGCCCCACTGTCGAGAATTTGCTCGACTTTGTAGGTGTCCTTGTTGGTGTATTCAAGAATAACTTTGGGTTTTGGTCTACTCATATCTATACGTGTTATAATAAAGCACGTATATATTTATACCTAATTGAACCCGCCCCCGTCAAACTTAACATTGATATTAGTAGTAGATTCACGTATTTCTGCTAGCATACTGTGTATATCTTGCACAGTTTTCCCTAATTTAGCGGTCATTACGGCTAGTTCCTGTGTAAGTTCTCTAGCTTCTTGAATTGTCATTCTTATGTCTTTTTGTTGACTGCGTTCTGCAACAGCAATTCGTTGTACAAGTCTTTCAATTCCCGGTAAAGTATTAGGAAGATTATTTGGAGACATTAGCAAGTACCTGTTTCATTTCAAACTCTGTTTTAAACGGGCCTTTGTATTCGTATCTTTGTAAAGTAATAAGTTTAGGGCAAAAACTCTTGACCCAGCCTTTATCAAATTTAATTACATAATATCCTGCACAGTATAGACTTTTACTATCGCCGCTTTTTGTAAAAAGAGGAAGTTTTCTTTTTATATCAAACATTGCATTGTGCGGCGAGGCACTAGTAGCATATCCGTGAACTTCATTTGGTAGTGCATTATCTGCTTCTTTAAGAATTTTTGCAATAAAGAAATTCTTACCAAATTGTCTTGTTAGGCTTTCTTTAGTATCGTAAATCTGAATTCCAAGTTCGTTGCTCATAACAAATCTATTATCTTCGCTTTTACGAAGAGTAGCAAACTTTGCACCATCTTTTTCTACAATCCAAAATTTATCTTGAATGATTGGTTTTGCTTGAATATCGTTCATTGTGTATACCTCGCATTAAGTGGCTCAGCATAGGCCTGAGCTTGATCTGAAATTTTCTTTAAATCGTAAAGTCCGCAGAACTTCATTAATCTAAGGCCTACCTGACTAATATTTTTATTAGCACCGGTAGCTGTAGTAATTGTTTCTGAAATAATAGTTTTAATCTCAGCCGGCTGTGCAGATAGATCGATGAGAACACGATTTCGTTCGTAGTCTTCTAGTACACGATGTTCTTTTCCTTCATGATCAGACCAACGCTGAAGCATGAGATTGTTCCACGAGTAGCCTTTTAAGTCTCGGTCACTGTAGGCTTCACGGAGACCAATCTTATTCTTTGTGCCTTTTTCTCGTACTCCCGGATATGCAGAGAAGACATTGTCTGAGGTATCGCCTCGCATACACTTCTCAAAGAGTAACCACTGGGGGTCCGGAGCGGCTTTTGCTTCTCCAGTTTTTTTATCAATAACGGGCTGATTCTTTTTATCAAAGTATCCCTCGTGAGTGATTGTAGTTTCTGTAACGCCGTTGTATTGTTTAACATTTGGTGCAATAAGTTGTACAAAATCTGTGTCTGTACTAATGATCACGTGATTATCTTTAGGATGACTTTGAATCCATCCAGCAATAAGATCATCAGCTTCTAACTGAGGATGTTGCATAACTGTACAGTTAGTTTTATCTGTGATAAACTCTTTGAATGTATCAAAGGCTTCCCAAAACACTTTTTCTTCTTCTGCTTCACGTTCTGTATGTGCGGCACGAGCATCACTGCGATTACGTTTATAAGGAGCATAGTGATCCTTACGCCACGAGCGTCCCTCTAAACAGAATACTACGTGAGTACCGTTAAAGTCTTGCCAGGCCTTCTTAATACTGTTCAAAGTAATATGAAAAGCCATGCCAAGTTTAATGTCAGCATCTCCATTGATTACATGCCTAGCACGAAAAAACGTATTAGCAGTATCAACTAAAATATAGGTCATTTATTTTTTCTTTTTACACTTTGAATATCAATAACACCTGTGTTAACAGGACCACCGTAGTCACCATCGACAACTACATTTGCACAAAGTTCACGGAACCAACGATCCACAATTTCTTCATCTGGATCACCATCATAACCGTAGCCCTCTTGCTTTAATTTTAACACAAAAAGGTCGTTCCAGTCAAGCTCAAAAAACCCATTGCGGATATTATCTTTGTTTACGTGTGTATCCAAAACACCTACCCACGGTTCTTTTTTACGAGTTGCACGATCTTTTGGGCTAAGTTTTGCAAGTTCTTCAGCATCTTTGGCACGCTCTGCCGCTGTTGTTGCATCTTCTGCTACTTTAGTTGCATCTGCCGCTGTTTTTAAAGCTGTTTCGGCTTGAGCCTTGAGCTTGTCAATGCCAAATAACTTTTCTAAAAATCTACGCATTAAGTTCCCCACTCGTTCTTAAACAACGGCACTTGCAATCTATCGCTATAACGCCAGCCACGCTTCATTGCCGCTAATGCTACATTCTTTGCGTTTAATGTATAAACACTTTCTACACCACCCACTGGCATTAGGTAAACGTGTCCGTCAAAGCCAGCGTGTCGAAACTCGCCTACTGCACGTTCGGCATCTACAATATCTTGTTCAGTTGCAACAACAAATTTGAGATACGCAGTGCCAACTTGTTCGTATTCACAAACAATTTCAGGACAGATAGCTTCTTCCCACTTTTCGCCACTTGCAGGCAATTTAGCACTTACACTAAAGGTAAGTTCCTTACCTACTTCACTGTTCCACTTTGCTAGATAAGATTTAAATTCTGGTGTAAGTTTCTGTGTTCCGTTTGTTTCAAACGTGATTTCTTTCAAAGACTTCATTTTAGAATTATTCAATAAGTCTGGATAAGCACGTTGCCAACCCAGTAATGGCTCGCCGCCTGTAATGACCAAGTGTTCGTCGACCCAGTACGATTGTGGAAGAATTTCCATAATGCGATTTGCAATAGCTTCTGTAGTAAGCATAGGACTAAGATCTTTAAAGTCTGGATGCCAACTAGCATAAGAATCACAGCCTGTAGTTACCAGCGGCAAGTCTTTATACTCTGTATAAGGAGTATTACTATGAGCAAAAGAAATATTCTCAACTTCTGTACTCAGTTCACCACGCGGCATACCAAAGCCTGCACATTTAAAATTACAACCAAATGTGCGTAGAAACACACTTGGGACGCCCATATAACGTCCTTCGCCTTGAATTGAATAAAATAATTCTGCTATTTTAATTTTGCTCATAGATAGTCGACCATAGTTTTAATTTTTCTTTTTTAGCTTCTGCAGCCTTTTCAATATTAGACCAAGATACAACATTCATATCTTGTAATATTTCAATCATAGCATACAGGTCACCTAGTTCTTCTTCTAGATGTTCTCGATTAGTTTTAGGTTTACCTGGTTTGAAATTATCAATACCAAATCGACTAATTTTACTAATTGCTTGAATGACTTCAGCACATTCTTCTTGAGTAATGTCCATTACTTCTTTTTCTTTTGCGTTCATTTTGTCCACCACTCCTCATAAGGGAATTCAATCCAAACATCTTGTTCGGCCTTGTTAACTTCCATACCCCAATAGTTCATACCAACACTGCATTGACTTGCAAGATTGTCAACAACAACTGCAAATCTAACATTGCTACCCCAAACGTGTTCCCATCGTTCGTCGTAGGGAAAACAACCACTGGGCCAATCTTGCATTATCCAGTTCAGTGTAGTTCCTTGATCGTTGATGTCGTCGACAATCAGTATATTCTTCCCGTCAAATGCATCCTCGGCCATACCTAGATCACTGACAGTTTCTACATTGTCTCGAAGACTAACCTGTAACGGTTTCATTGGAATATCAAAATAATGACTAATCATAACAGCAGGCAATAGCCCACCGCGACTAATTCCTACTATATAATCTGGTCGCCAGTTATCTGTTGATATATCTCTACAAATTTTTGTAACTAGATTATTAAACTCTGTTTGTTTAATTATATTTTTGATCATAACTTATTATACACTCTTTTTCTCTAAAAGCCAAGAGCCATCACCCTGATCTTTCCATTCCAACGTGTCGCCTTCTTTCCAACCCGTTGCTTCCATTAGATCGGGCGGAAAGGTTAACATAGCATCGCCAGTTTCTGGATCTTCTTCTACATTAAGTGTCCAACTTTTCAATTTTAACTCCTGATTTTTCTAAGAATTTGATTCCCGCATCATCTCTATAGTTTTCATTATAATAAACACTACGAATGCCTGACTGATAAATGAGCTTGGCACATTCGATACAAGGAGCGTGAGTGACAAATAAGTCAGACCCAAACCCACTGTCATTAGACTTCGCCAGTTTTGCAATAGCATTTGATTCTGCATGAAGTACCTCTGGTTTAGTTTTTAAACGATAGCGACCTTGCATTTCGTTACCGTCTGCATCTAGGTATGTGCCTTCATAAGGCCATCCTTCTTCTATTTCTTCGGGACTTAACCAACCGCCTGCACTGCACCATTCGACGTTTTCGCAGTTATTATCCCAACCTGCCGGAATACCATTATAGCCGATGCTGATAATCCTATCTTCTTTAACAACAATAGCACCAACGTGTAACCTACGTGCGTGGCTGAGTTCTGCGAATATTTTGGCGGATTTCATATACGCCTGTTTGAACTTTTCCTTCATTTTCTTTTTTCCATTGTTGTAGAGATCGTTCTCGACATTGTTTTCTTACTTCTGCAGGAATATCAGGATGCCATTCAGCCATACCACAATCGTATACTCTATATGTAGGCATTGGAGTTAGGCTGAGTATCAATACCCATAATAGAAATCCCACTGCAAATCCTACCAGATATTTTATCATAGCCTGTCACTTAGTAATAGTTTGCACATTAACGCATCCTGTTCTGTTTTAAAAAAAAATTTCATATAATCTGCAGAAACTTCTGTAGTGTATCTTTCCCCCGGCAAACCAAAGTGTTCAAGCACCATGGCACAACTTTCATTCCACCACTTGCCGGATTGGTGATTCCAGGTTAAATTAATAACGTTCATCTACAAGTACTTTTCTAAATCGGTGTGTAAAACTTTCTTTAAGACAGGAATATTCTGTATTATCTCTAAGACGTAGATAATGAACCCACGGTTGACTTTCTACTTCTGTAACAGATATAACACGGAATTGCTCGTGTCCTGATCCTTCCCATCTATCGCCTTCTTTAACTTCTTGCATTTTTTGCCCTCTCAGTTAGATACGTTTCGTTGTGTATCCACCTGTTATTTACTAAAAATCCCCACTCACGTTTTTGAGGACCGGGCATAAACACGGTCCACGGAGTTATCGAAGGGTCAAGCTCAATCCTATGATAGCTATTAGCACCACAGACACGAAAGTGACCGGGTCCACGCCAGTGACATATCTCGCCAATTTTTTTATTATCTGTATTAAAAATTGGAACCCATTCATAGTATCCACCTTTTAAAATTAATGTTGCATAGGGCCACGGATGATCGTGTACATCATCTGGATCTGATTTAAGAAATTTGTGAAGGAAGATATTAAACGGAAACCAATTTCTATCTTTTAGAAACAAGTAATAGCGTTCAAGATAAGGTTCGTCACTTTGACGATCCATTATAATACGTTTTCTTCCAATCTTTTCTAAAAGAGTTAGAAACCATGTCATCTACAAATCTCCAGGAAATCACTTAATCTATGGGCAGCTTCGTCAAAGTCTACAGCCCAAACTTTGGCTTCTAGTATGCCGTTAGCAATACTGATGTTGAACGGAATCATACCATTCAATCTAAAATCTTCAGGTACTTCTGTAGTAACAATAAACTCTTGCAAATTCTTTGCTCTAAAAATTAGATTATTTGCCATGTCCACTGAGTTCATACTATTATCTCTTGATACTTAGATGCAGGGTATCTTTCTTGCAACCATTCTAATAAACCTGGTTCCCAAGGAAGTTGAATATCTCTAGATTGATTTGTAATTATTCTCATCGAGGTGCAAACTCTTGTTGTAGTTTAATGTTGTCAAAGAATTCTTTCTTTGTACTTTGGTCATCCTTAAAGGCACCTTTAAGTACTGTGGTCTGTGTTAATGAACTATGTGCCATAATGCCGCGATTCTCACAACAACCGTGAATGGCCTGTACATAGACAGCTACATTTTCACTGTCTGTGGCCTTCATAATTTCTCTTGCAATATCGTTACACAATTCTTCTTGAAGAGTTCCTCTCCGAGCACACCATTGTGCAATGCGAGTGTATTTTGACAAGCCAATGAGCTTGTTGGCGGCAATGATACCAATGTAGGCAACGCCCGAGACAGGCTGATGATGATGACTGCACATACTACGCAATTCACTACGTACCACAAGCATACCTTCATATCTACTCTCCGAATCATTTGGAAACGCTGTTGCGTCTGGTGCTGGTTCATATCTACCTGCCATTACTTCATTAAAATACATTTTAGCAAGTCTACGAGCCGTACCTTTGCTATTAGGATCTGTTTCACGATCAATTAACAATGCATCTAGTACTGTTTCAAATGCTTCTGTTGCTTCGTCGATTAGTTTTTCTTTAAATTCTTCGGTAACATATTCGCTGATATTATCACCTGCCCAGAAGCGTTTACCTTCACGTTTCATTTTAAATCGAATAACATCTGCTAGATATGCTTCTTGATATCCGCCATCGCCTGCCATTGCATCTAGTGCAGTTTCTTGTTTTTTTAACTTCAATTAAATTTCTCCGAGTTTATGTCGTGGATGACATTTTATATTATTTTAACATCTCTAATAGTTTATTACAACTAAAATAATGTTCTGTTAATTCATTTACCTGTTTATTTAGGCTAGGTAAAAACTTTTCGTAATTTTCCATATACTGTATAATTTTCATACAGATTGCCTGTCGATGAATTTCGTAAGAACTGTAGCTTTCAGTCCATTCACTTGGATACTTGAATGTGTCAAAAGCCATTTCACTGTAGCTAAGTCTGTCTGGCACCATCGGAATAGCGTTAACAATAGCACCTTCGTACCAACTGATACCTAGTGTTTCTTGTAAGTTAGCACTGAACACTAGTTTAGATTCGCCTAACAAATTATGGTATTCATTCTTTGTTAGTTGTTGATCTTGACAGACAACAAATTCATATTGTGGAAGATACTGTTTAAGATCTCGAAAGATTTCTACTTGTTTTTCTGGGGCAATACGATGTGGAAACAAGATAAGATCACGCTTGGGCATATTCTTGTACATAAGCAAAGTATCTAGCATATACTCCATAGGCCAACCTGTGCGTACAATCTTTGGCTCTTCGCCGTTTAGAATTTCTTCTAAATGTTCGCTATACCAAGGATTCTCTGTAGGATAA